GGACGCCATCATCGAATTATAGCTGAAAAATTAGAGCGTGTTGCGAGGGGTGAACTCAAGAGATTGATCATCAATATGGCACCGCGGCACACGAAGTCTGAGTTCGCATCTTTCTTGTTTCCTGCGTGGATGATGGGCAAGAATCCTAGTATGAAAATCATCCAGGCGACGCACACGACAGAGCTTGCTGTGAACTTTGGGCGTAAGACAAAAAACCTGATTGACAGTGACGAGTTCAAGACGGTTTTCCCGGAGGTAAAGTTGGCTGCGGACTCTAAGGCTTCTGGTCGGTGGGACACGAGCCGTGGCGGGATGTATTATGCTGTTGGTGTGGGATCGAACTTGGCGGGACGTGGTGGTGATTTGGTGATTATTGACGATCCGCATTCGGAGCAGACGGCGATGAGCAACAGTGGATTTGACGATGCGTGGGATTGGTATACTGGGGGTCCCCGACAGAGGTTACAGCCTGGGGGTAGTATTGTGTTGGTACAGACTCGTTGGTCGGAGAAGGACATGACGGGCCAGTTGTTACGGGCGATGGCGAAGGATGATTTAGCGGATCAGTGGGAAGTTGTGGAGTTACCTGCTATATTTGATGATGGTGAGCCGTGTTGGCCTGAGTTCTGGAGTCTTGAGGATTTGACCGCGGTCCGCGCATCTATACCTCCGAGCAAATGGAACGCGCAGTATCAGCAGAAGCCGACGGGTGAAGAGAATGCGATTATCAAGCGTGAGTGGTGGAACATGTGGGAGAAGAAGGATGTTCCGCAGTTAGAGTATGTGATTCAGAGTTATGATACGGCGTTTAGCAAGAGGGAGACAGCGGATTACAGTGCGATTACGACGTGGGGTGTATTTTATCCAAATGAGGGCGGGAGTGGTCCTAATTTGATATTGTTGGATTCAAAGAAGGGGCGATGGGAATTTCCTGAGTTGAAGGCGATTGCTTTGGAGGAGTATCAGTTCTGGGACCCCGACACGGTAATTGTGGAGGCGAAAGCGAGTGGGATGCCTTTGACGCATGAATTGCGGAATATGGGGATTCCTGTAGTGAATTTTACACCGAGTCGTGGTAATGATAAGGTAACTAGGGTACATAGTGTGAGTCCTTTGTTTGAGGCGGGGATGGTGTGGGCACCTGACACGACGTTTGCGGAAGAGTTAATTGAAGAGGTTGCTGCGTTTCCGAATGGGGAGTATGATGACCTTGTGGATAGCATGACACAGGCGTTAATGAGGTATCGTCAGGGTAATTTTGTACAATTACCAACAGATGATTGGCAAGACGGGGAAGAATCTGCTAGGATACGAGCATATTATTGATTGGAGTAATTCATGGCTAGAGAACCAATTGCGGGATTAATGGATTCTGGGGTCCCTTCTCAGATGGATGAGGACGACTTGAGAGCGGAGGTTGAGCTTGAGATACCAGACTCTGGGCAGGAACCGTTGCTCACGGACCTTGGGGACGAGGTAGAAATTATTGAAGAGGAAAGCGGGGACGTTGTTGTAGATTTTGATCCCGGTGCGGAGAGCATGGGGGATGTTGGTTTTAGCGACAACCTGGCGGAGGTGTTGTCGGATAGTGAGTTGTCTAGGATCTCTGGTGATCTGGTCAGTGAGTTTGAGAGTAACAAGGCGTCTCGGCAGGATTGGGAAGATACTTATTCAAATGGGTTAGAGCTTCTTGGTTTTAGTTACGAGGACAGGACGCAGCCGTTTCGTGGGGCCTCTGGTGTGACTCATCCATTGTTGGCGGAAGCTGCGACGCAGTTTCAGGCGCAGGCATTTAACGAATTATTGCCACCTTCGGGTCCTGTAAGAACTGTTGTTATGGGTAAAGAGGATCGTACAAAGATTGATCAAGCTTCTCGTGTAAAGCAGTTTATGAATTACTATTTGACTAACGTCATGGAAGAGTACACGCCGGACATGGACCAGATGTTGTTTTATCTACCTTTGGCGGGAAGTACGTTTAAGAAGGTGTATTACGATGAGGCGTTGGGTAGGATTGTATCTAAGTTTGTTCCTGCGGAGAATCTTGTGGTTCCTTACGAGACCTCAGATTTGGAGACATGTCCGAATGTAACACAGGTTGTGAAGATGGATTTGAACGATTTGCGCAAGATGCAGGTCGGGGGATTTTATTTAGATATTCCTGTGATTCCCGGGCAGCAGGAGATGGATACTGTAACGGAGGAAGTAAACAGAATCGGGGGTTTTGAGCCTTCACAGATAGATTATGACTGTACTTTGTTGGAATGCCATGTTGATTTGGACCTTGAGGGGTTTGAGGATGTAGGACAGGATGGGGAGCCAACGGGCATTAAATTGCCGTATGTGGTGACGATTTCGCAGGATAACGGGCAGATATTGTCTATTCGGCGAAATTATCGTGAAGAAGACTCTTTGAGAAAGAAAATTAATTACTTTGTGCATTACAAGTTTTTGCCGGGTTTTGGTTTTTATGGTTTGGGTTTGATTCACACGATTGGCGGTCTTTCACGGACTGCCACGGCGGCACTGAGGCAGTTGATCGACGCGGGTACGTTGTCAAACCTCCCTGCGGGTTTTAAAGCTCGCGGACTTCGTATCCGAGATGATGACGATCCTCTTCAGCCTGGGGAGTTCCGTGACGTGGACGCTCCGGGTGGGGCTATTCGGGATAGTCTCATGCCGTTGCCGTTTAAGGGTCCCGACCAGACTCTGTTTAATTTGTTAGGTTTTGTTGTCCAAGCGGGTCAGCGGTTCGCGACCATTACAGATATGAAGGTTGGCGACGGTAATCAGCAAGCGGCTGTTGGCACGACGATTGCGATGTTAGAGCAGGGTTCGCGGGTAATGAGTGCTGTGCATAAAAGGTTGCATTATGCGATGCGTCAGGAGTTCAAGATACTTGCTAGGGTGATGTCGGAGAGTTTACCGCAGGAATATCCGTATACTGTGGCGGGTGATGATCAGATGGTTATGGCGAAAGATTTTGATGACCGTGTAGATGTAATACCTGTCTCTAATCCGAATGTATTTAGTCAGGCGCAACGGATTGCTTTAGCTCAAACTAAGTTACAGTTGGCGGCGCAGGCACCTGAGATTCATAACATGCACGAAGTTTTTATAGACATGTATGAAGCATTAGGGGTTACTGATACGGATAGAATTATGAAGGCTTTGCCGGATGAAGATCCACGGCCCACGGACCCTGCGCAGGAGAATATTGACGCGATGGATCAGATACCTTTGTATGCGTTTCAGGGTCAGAACCATCAGGCTCATATCATGTCTCACATAGTTTTTGGCACGAGTCCTATGGTAGGTGGTATGCCTCCTGTGGCTGTTGCTATGCAGAAGCACATTATGGAGCATGTTAAGATTTCGGCGGAAGAACAGGCTATGGCGCAGATGTCACAAATGGGTCCTATGGATGCGGATCAACAGGAGTTACAATTCCAAGCGGCGGTTGCGCAGTTTGTGGCAGAGGGAATGCAGCAAGCCAAACAGATGCAGTCTCAAATTTCTGGTGCCAATCAGCCGGATCCTTTAGTAAAGTTGAAAGAGCAAGAGTTACAGATACGGGCACAGTCAGAGCAAACGGATGCTCAACTGGACCAACAGAAATTGCAGCTTGACGCGCAAAATCAGCAGATGCGTGGAGAGCAGTTTGAGAAGAGGTTGGCGAGCCAAGAAGCTCAGACCGCGGCTCGAATTGATAGTGCGATGCAAAGAGAACTACTTAAACAGAGGGGAAAGTAAAATGTCCAAGGTAAAAATTGTAGTAAACACGCCTACAAAAGCTCCCAAGCCTGAGACAGTCGGAAAGCCTAAAACACCTCCGATGGCGGGTGACACCTATAAGAAGGTGAAAACTCGCGGCACTGGCGCAGCTATTAAGGGCACGACTCATATGGGTGTCTAGCCCAAATGGATCCAGTTAGTTGCGTCGCTTTAGCGACGGGAGCGTTTAAGGCGCTCAAGGGCGCTATCGGAGCGGGCAAAGATTTGCAAGATATGACGGGACAGCTTTCCCAGTGGGGTAAAGCTTTTTCTGATTTTACAAATTTGGAAGAGCGGGAGAAGAATCCTCCGTTCTGGAAAAAGACATTTAAGGGGTCTGACGAAGAGACTGCCATTGAGATCTTTGCTAATAAGAAAAAAATGGAACAAATGAGGGCAGAGATTAGAGAACACATAACTTGGCATTATGGCAAGTCTG